GTTTGCGCTTGACCTTCTTCGGTTTACGGCGATGCCTTGCCATGGTTGCCACCTCCCTCCCTTATGCGACAGTCTCCACTAAATCAATCGCAGCTTGACGTTGCTTTGCTATAAATCCGTCTGTTCCTTTTGCATTCGCCGGACGCTTTGGAATATCGTCGGGGTTTTTCTTTAGGTTCGTAGCCTCTTTGGGTTTATCCCATTCGGAAACATCTCGCAACACATCAGTCTGAAAACATATATCATGAGGATGTGGACGGATAGGAATTTTGTCCGATGGATATATTCCACTCCCAAGCCCATATAGATTCTGTTCTGCCAAAATATCACATACATCCCATTTGGGATGACGGGCTGACAGATTCCATTTTATACCCAAAACGACTGGACTCTCAAGCGCGGAAAGTCTACCCGCTTCCCATGTTGCGCTCCCGACTTCCGAACGTATTAGTCGCTCAGCCTTATACTTAATACTATGCCCAAGCCTTCGCAGTTCTTTCCCCCGCACAAGCCGTAGGTCTTTTAGCTCTGTTCCCGATAGCGCATCCGCACCCTGTACGAATTGACGTACACCCCTTGCGATCTCGTTAAGGCTTTTTGTTGGGAGTTGACGCCGAATATCATTTAGTAAAATATCGGCTTGCGTGTTTCCCCAAACTTTAGGTGAAAGTTTTAGCCCTTCAATGTCTGTCCGAGTTGCCAAGATTTCCATGACTTGATTCGGGATAGCCGAAAAGTCAATTGCCGTTGATACTAACACCCCTTCTGATGCTATCAGTACCCGCGTTGCAGTTTCCCTTAAGTCGGATACCGATTCTGCAACTTGACGAGGCACGCGGTCAACTTGACGCCGAAGTTTTGCGGCATATTCAACCAATAAACGTCTCACTTCTACCTGTTTGGGTAACCAACGACGTCGAATCAATTGACCGTCTATGCCCTCCGCGCTACGCAATAATTCTTGGATTTCCACGTCAACTTGCTTTAGATCGCCAATAAGTATTTTCAACGCAGATTGAAGCAGCCCTTTGGGGGATTCTAAAATAAGCCGGAGATCTAAAATGCTTTTATGGTAATCGCTAACTGACATTAGATCTCTGCTCCTATTTGGGCGATTCGGATCTGCTCATCTTCAATCTCGCCGTCAACGTCAACCCGTTGCTCAGCTGAAAGTTTCTCGTCTAACCGCTTACTCAACCTTTGGAAATAACGGCTCTTAAATGTCGCGCCCAACGGAAGGCTATCGATGCCAAGCGCATGTTCAATTTCTGCATTGATTGATTGAATGTCAAAATCATCGGGATAATCAACAAATACAGTTGACTCAATCTCTTGACGTAACAACCATAGACGCAAAAGTTCAGCCTCGCTATTTTCAACAGTATCCGCAACCTCTGCGATTTTACTGTTCGTCTCATGGAAATCTCGCCTCTTTGATTCGCCGGACTCTGCTGGACGTGTTGCCTCTTGTGGTTTTAATCGGAATGTTCGATAGATCTCAAAGATGAGAATATCTTTAATCCATGTCTGCTGCCATTGCGCAATCTCTGCTGACGGTGCGATAAACTCTGCTTCAAATGGTAAGATATTGCGCCGTCCAATCGTTATCTCATCCCCAGTCCCTTCCGATTCGGTATCAATCCCTTCCATCGGAATTCCGTCCTTGGCTTTTAAGATGTTAAACGCCTGCTCGTAGTTGAATTCGTCAACTAGGCTCGTTTGATTTAGCACGCCCCGATTGATATATGCGATGTCTTCAATCATCGACTTACCAACGACGCGGCACTTGCGCTTTTTGCGGTAACGAAAAAGTACGATGGGTACTTCACCGAGGTCATGTACCCCTTTCAATTCAACGCCGTTTTCTATGGCGACAGTTAAAATGCCTTTAGACGAAACCTCATGCACGAACCATTCATCCCGTGTCCATGTCCAATATCGCACATTCTCTTTTGCTGATTTATTCCAAGCAGACGGTTCTTTTGTCGTCTCCTTATAGCGGCAAAAGATAAACTTGCCTAAGGCATCAATACCCCAGTTAATCATTGCTTCTGGCGGGATTTCGACGAAATATGGCACGTCTAATCCTTGTGCTATTTCGTCTGCACGGGAGTTGACCTTTACACCATTTTGGGATGGCTTGTCAACAAGGACAAACGTGTAACCAGCTATCATCATCGGAATCGTCACCGCCTGACGCATGAACGTTGTCATGTTGGTTCCTTGACGGTCTACATCTCCCGACTTGAGAAAACCTTGGAGCCGTTCATCGCCAATGCTATCTTCGGCCACTCGTGTTATCGGAGGCTTAAAGATGTGTGAGGCATACACATCAATACCATCAGCGACATAGTTGAAGTAGTAGGCACGTTTCACACGATCGATATAGTCGCCGTCATGCTCCCTGATATGCTTGAAAATATGACCAGTTACCAACATCTCCTTTCCGCCTGCATAAGATTGGAAAAAGAAGTTAAGCTCTGCCAAACGGCTTTCATATTCAGCATGTTCGGAAATGATAATGTCTTTTAGTTCATGTGACACATCTTCTATGTGTTCTGCCATATCAGATTCCCCGGATATTTCCCATACGTGCCAGCTTTCCCATGTGACGCGCCTGCCTGATTGACATACAACCGTAACGAAGATCGTCAACGCCGTGATTGTCTTTATCCACCGGCTCATCGGTCGGTATCCCCGCCGATGTTACACCCCACTCATAGCCCAAAATTTCCTCAAGCGTTGATTGAGGCCTGACGCGCTTCGCCACAGAATCGGTCGTTGCAAGTTTTGGGTCACGTGATACTAGCGCATTTCTCACAAAGAAGAGCTTGTTATTACTAAGTCTTTTATTGATCTCATCAATGCCCGCTCGAATGTCTTTGAGTGCAAGTATCGTTTTGATGCCTTGTTTTGCAAGTTCAAGCCGTGCCGCTGTGGCATGGTCTGAGACATTGTATCGAATCTTTTCATACGGGTTAGAATTGGCTTTAATCATCCCCGCAAAATCGCTATCCGATATGCCGCTCCAATAAACTTGCCGATAGTGGTACAGCGTATCGTTTTCTGCAAAATATCTGTACCACGAACAGGAGTATGGATTCTGCCCACCAAAATCGATAGACCGGAAATTATAGCTCTTTTTCGGCGGTGGTGGCACGCTATCAACCACATGCTTTAACTCATCAAAGCAATCGACTACCCTGCCAAGATAGGCAATCCATAGCCCAAGCACCATGCGCTTGTAGAAGTTGCTTTCCTTCGGGAAACGATCCAACTCATCAAGATACTCTCGCGTCAGATGCGGATTATCTTTAGTTCGTAAGAAACCCACAAAGCAATACTCATCGGCAACTATATCCAAGTCCGCTTCAGATTGACCCCCCAAAAGCGGTTTGATAAGTCGCCTATAGAGCCAATGTTCCGGGGTTGCCGGGTTCGTTGCGAGAAAGGTTTTCGGCGTTGATAGCTCGCCAGTGTCTTTATGTGGAACATGATAGGAACGCCGCCCCTGTAGCATGTTGAAATCGGATTCATTGATTTCACTCGCTTCGTCGATAAAGATTTCTGTGAACTCGTAGCTACCGAGCTTTTGCGGTTCCTGTTCGCCTGCACGCCTGTCCAGTCCGAGGCAGAATAGTTCAGATCCATTCCGCGCTCGTCCTCTCAGCTCCTGCTTGTTCCACTCGGTCAGAAACCCATCTCCCATCAGCGGGTTATCGGTATTCGGACAGCCGCACGCCTCAACAAGGAATGATCGAAGCGTTGTCTCTTTGATGGTCGCCCTGGTTTTCCGCACTAACGCGAACCGTCCGCCCGGATAGTCCTCCATATCCTGCTTGAGCCGCCATCCAAGTGATAACGACTTTCCGGCCCGTATCGAGCCGGAAAGTATATTGACCGGACGAATACTCGCGCCGAATTGTAACTGCTGATCGTTATACGGTTCAAACGGTTCGTGATAACTCGCCTGTAAAACCGCTAGATTCGGTATTTGGTAGCGTCTAAATGCTAAACCCATCAAATAACTCCGTGAATGGTCTTCTGTCTCCGTTCCTCTCACAAAACACATTTTCGGACGTGTCAACATATTTGACATAACGCCGAACCGCTACATCAACGTATCGCGGTGCGATTTCTATGGCGTAACACTTGCGGGATAGTTGTTCGCAGGCGATTAGGGTTGTGCCAGAGCCGAGGTGTTTTCATAGCCCTGCCTGTACGAATGCGTAAGCCTCGAAAATAGACCCACCGGCTGTGAATTTCAGTTCAATGCGGTACAGGACATTCTCGGTTAAACTCTTCAATGTCCGTCACTGCAAGCCCAGTTATCGTCACACTGGCTCTGGGGTCGTTGCTGTCATACGTGCTGAAATAGATGTATATTGTATTTGCGGTTGTAAAATCACCGTGATATGGTGGGAGTGCTAAAGGCATGTCAATCCCTCAATTCTGAGATGTGTTTGCGTCTTCGACTTCCTTATCAAAAATTCCAATCAAGTCTTTTAATGCAGTTCTGACAGGTGCATATCCTAGCATCAATGTTCTGAATTCCGTCGCGCTTGGATTCTTCTCCTTACTTAATCTCAAAACTGTTTTAATGACAATCTGCTGCGATGCTTTTGTAATTATAAAATCATCATCGATGAACTTTTCGAGGTCTTTATTTCGGCGGGTGATAAAGGCTCTTAAAGCGTCTCGGCTACGTTCAATATCCCACAGGTTGACTCGGTTCGCCCAATCATGCTTTTTATGCCATCTCCCAAAAACGCGGAGTGTCCTTTTTTTATTGTAGACTTCATGTGTACACAAAGCACGGAGATTGCGTTTTTCATGTGGGAAATCCCGAAAGATTTTGAAGTATTCATAAGCGAGAGGGCTTTCACCCTTGAGCTGTTCACCTGCCACACAGCTGACCTCCGAATAAAAAAAAAGCCCCGGAACGGAGAGCCACGCAACCACGCATGCTTCGCGTGGCCCCGGGATCCCGCTCAGAGCTAAAAAGATGTGCTTAGTCAAGGTAATTTGGAATTTCACTAAAAGAAATAACGTAGTTGATAATAATTTGTCAAGTGTTTTCTTTTAGCCGGTATTCCAGGTCGTCGGCAGACAACGTACTTGGGAGGTAAAGTTTCTTCCGCCAGAACACGATTGTTGATATTGGGCGATTCAGGTTTATCGCTATCTCAACGCTTGTAAATCCACGCATTATCATCGTAATGAGTTTTTGTTCTGTGTCCTTCGGCATTCTCGAAGGTCGTGCCATGATTATTGCCTCCTAAGAGTGTAAGAGTAGGAAACGTTATGCTCGTTAGACTTACGCAAGCGAATCGCAGAGTCTGCTTCTTCCTCCATCTTCGTTAGCCATGCTTTGTATTGAAGCATGAACCGTTGAACATCCTCGCCTTCAAGTTCTGCTACACTACTATCACAAAGGCTCACAAATAAAGAGATTCTCGAACTATTCTCATGAGTATTCGCTAATTTTGTACGAACCACATAATCAAACCGAATCGAACTCATACGGTCTTTATCGTAGATAAATGCTCGTGGTATCATACTAGCCCCCTTTCAAAAGAGCCCAAGTTGGTTTTCAGCTTCTATCCGTTTATTCGCCATCGCCGCATATTCAGCTTTGAGTTCAATCCCTATCCACCACCTGCCCAGCCCCTGCGCGACAACCCCGGTCGTCCCAGCCCCTAGAAATGGATCCAAAACTATTCCGGGCCGATGACACGGTTCAACGGCAGCTAGAAAGTCGTTAGCGTTGCATACACAACAAGTCATACCTACCTTTTCTTTGCGCTTATTAGTAAGATTAACCTTGAATAATACCTCCATCGTGTGAGGAGCATTGCATGAGCAATCGGGGGTGAAGCCCAAATACTTCCGATTTGAATACACGCCGCCTTTATTACGATGTAAGCCTGCAACTGTTTGATGATTGCCTCCCATATTGGACATTCCATCATAACGATCGTCTACCCCTGTGTTTGCCTGTTTTGATGGATTCGGCTTAGATTCAACTACCCTTTTCCAGCCCTTCCCACACTCCGCACACGCCTTTTTCGGCACACTCAAGTTGATAAGGATTTCAACGAAGCGGGGAGGGAATGAGGCAAAGTGAGAGCCTTTGAATCCCTTTGGGTTGCAGAACAAGCCGGTCGGCAAGCCATCGCTATCGTGTAGCATTCCGCCCTTGTGCTTAATGTCGTGTAACGATTTGAGGTAGAGCGTTTGCCGTTCTATTTCAGCGTCGAGCGACATTTGCATGAAGTCGCCTGTTCGTAGGTTGCGACCGTTCTTTGGGGAGATATTCGCATCTTTACCTGATTCGCGTGGCTGACTCATGGTGTGCTTGGTTTGACCATCAGCCCCGCCTACCCACTTGTTTGAAGGTGCAACACCCCGCTTTTCACGCGGCAATGTACTATCAGCGAGTGCCACCCTCTCAGCATCAATATCATACCAGTATCTCGGACTACGGGTTAGCATGATAACCCACTCGCAACTATCACTAGGGCGATCTTTAACATTAGATGGCATCGAATTTTGCTTCCACCAAGTGAAGAATGACCTCGTATACCAACCACGCTCTCGAAATGCCTCATATAGTTTCTGAGGGATGCCAGCATCATCTTTTGGCTTATAGATCATTGAACCTGATTTAATTCGCTTGCTAATATAAGTTGAGGAAATATTGCAGAAAACCACCCCATCCCTGCGCAATACCCTTTTGACTTCATCGAATATATCGCACAAATGGGAGATGAAAATCTCAGGCGATGGCTCTGCACCTAACTCCCCGCGCCACGCGCCACAGTGGATACAGATGACGCCTTGCGAGGTGCTTCTTGACTGTTCTTTATATTTTTTGCAGGGTCGGTTAAGCCCTGTTTTGTCAGACCAATCTGGGCCTGCCAGCCTTTGCCCGACCTCATCGCCCCAATCGTGCGCACAATCTTTATCATCCCCACCCCAGATCTGAGGCTCAGTTCCATACGCTCTAAGTCACAGGCCCCAATAAGGCGGCGACGTAATACAGCTCGAAATATGCTCATCGGGTAGCATTTTTAACACATCTAACGCATTCCCTATAAGTATATTATCCATCTGATGCCTCCTTATTAGGGCGTATCTCCTTATTAAGTCTTTCCCGTAGCCGATCAGCCTCTTCAACTTCCCTTTTCACCTTTTTCGCTAACCGTTCCAATTGCTTTTTCATCGCCTTGTTGCGTTCTTTTCCACCCTGACTCATCAACAGCGTTTTCGTTTTGTAGTTTCGCATTTATACACCCCCACATTTTTAGATGGATCTGCTCTTTGGTTAATTGCATCAACTGTCCTTTAGCCCGATGCGCCAAAGCAGAATACCGATAAAAATCCTTGCGGCACTGCTCCTGTTTGCGTCGATTATTTTCCATCTGAGTCGCTATTGCTTCTAGCATCATCGCCTCCTAAAGCCCTCTCAGCTTGCGCTATCAGCATTTTAAGCCGCTCACGGTTAGATACATGCGTTTTGAGAAAAAGATTGTTGTGAGCGACAAGTTGTCGCAATGCTTGTTTTAGTTCGTTGATGCGGTTGTTTTTGTCGCACATCATCTGCTATTCCCCGCCTTCATCGCCGATCGGTATCTTGCCAAAACTGAACTTTCCCCTTGTGTTCTCAACCTCCTTTTTTTTGTATCCGTTTTAATGACACTTTTGAGCCATCTTGCAATCGTTGACGGAGACGGTCGCCTTCCCGTCTTTTTCCCGACATAATCTGCTATATCAACACACGACATCATCTGATTGAAATAAAAATCTAACATTTCCCGATCCGAGATGGATCGAGGCGTTCCCCTGCCTTTCCCCTTGGCCCGACAGTCCTTGCAACGATATTCAAATCCTTCCTTAAATCCGGATTTTTCTTGCTTGAGAGTACGACTGCAACCTGCGCATTTTGTTTCTATCCACGCAACAGCCTTGTACCTCTGAGGCGGAGCATCAGATAGTTATTCGCCTGTCGCAACCAACGAGGTCAACCGGAATACTTCCCTCTTCGTATTTTTGAACTCCAAAATGATCGTTGAGGTTATTTCCAATATCAGCTTGCCGACACACTTGGCATATCTCTCAGCGTTGAGGTCAGTGACTATAAAGCCTTCCCCCAAATCGATTTTGACGGGTACGCTGCCCAGCACTTTGTAGTTCATAGAATGACTCTAAAGTTTTGAAGCCCAGCAAAATTTGGCGTGATTTCTATCAGACCGCGCTTAGACTTATATCCCCCCGCGGTCCGAAGGTGGATTTCTCGAAAGCTACGCCCACCAAAGAATGCCATACCCCATTGTAAAACGCACGACTCCGGCCAATCTTGACCGTCTTCGCGTATTAGTATGAGCGACGGTAGCACGGAAATATATTCGATAATAATCGCATCGCTCAGGCGTTGTGTATGCGTGCCCGTCCTGCTATGCGCGACTTGTTGCTGAACATAAATCGCGTATTCTCGCAACGAGCTAAAACTGCCGGGGAATATCACAGGTTCAGGAAATTCGATTATAATCTGGCTTTCTCGCATCGTTTGCATAGGAGTACCTTTGAGTTGATTTTGTCGGAGATTATCGGGCGATCGGTAACTACAAAATATATGTTGCATCGCGTTATCACCTCGTCATCCCGGAACTCATAGATGATATGCGTCCGGCCCCGGCGGCGAGATGTGCGGACATATTTAACTGGCATTTTTTCCCCCAAAGATAATTTGATAAAGCCGCGATTGAACCTCATCCGATATATCCTCTGAGATTTGCCGGATAGCGTATCGGTCAGTCTTTGAGCCGAGGTCAACGCCATATTGCTCAAAATGCGCCAACTCATCCTCTATTCCGCTAAATACAAGAGAGTATTCAAGCGGTTCTTCACAATCTTCGCAGAATTTTACATACTCAGTTTCGCCCCAACTTCGGAAGCTCTGCATTTCCTCGAAATCTTCATCGTGCGGGCCATCGCATTTTTCCTCCTCAACTGCGCAACGATGATCCGCACACTTTTCGCAGAAATCAAACCCATCGTCGGGGTCGAGATAATAGGCGGCTGATAGCTCATCGATACACTTTCTAAAAAGGAATGTGTCTAGCTCGTGTTTCTGTTCAGTCGTCATAGGAGCACCTCTGATTTTAAATCAAGTCGTTCACTGGGTAGGGGGAGCAGAAAATCAGGCACCTCAGATGATTGAATGACTCTGACCTCTGTTGGTAATCCCTCCTTTGAAAATAGCACCCTGAGCAATAATCCTCCCCCAACTTTAGAGAAGGCGTCGTGCAGGTCAATTGTGCCAGACCGGACGAGGTTGAGGCGAGCTTGAGAGATCCTTGCGTAAAGCCAAGTATCTGCAAATTCATTTTCAGCGACAGCGACCGCAAGGTAAAGATGATTTGCGGCGTTTTTGCAGGAAAACAGAAGAGGAAGGCTATCATATGATTCGTAAATTTCTATGATGGTAAACCTACCTAGCCCCGGAATGTTGCGTCTATCAGCCATCTCGCTTCTCCTTCAACTTCAATGCAATCCGATAAATCCTGCATAGGCGTTCCGCGACGCGAGAACGTTCTCGCAACTGCTTCACTCTCGGAACGGAGGCGGAACGATAGTTCATATATCTGTCCAATTGCTCTTTCAGAAAGCCCGCATTGCGGTATAATGCCATCCACCTTGCTGCCGCTAGTTCCTTGCACCACATAAGATTTCTCCCTCTTCATGAAGTGGGTCTAGTGATTCAATGGCAGCGATAGCAACAGCTGCCACTTGTATCATTTCGTTCCGGTAGTCATTAGATTGGAGAATTCCCTTATTGGCTTCTCCAACTTCTTCGCCTAAAATTGCTAACCATACAAACGGAGAGTGATTTTGTTTGCCCCATTTTTTATCTTGTCGGGTGCGTTCATCGATGATTTCTCTGATGATGTTTTCCTGTACTTTGTTGATGACTTTATCCTCCTAAATCGATCGGGGGGCTTTTAATGTGTGCTACATCGCCAAATTAGCCTCAAACTTTCCTCGAACTTCTAATGAGACCCCTTCCCAATCCGTGTCCATTGCTAGATTGAAGTTCTCCCAGACACTCGCACCGAGATATTTCACTGGCACCTTTTCCCCTTGCAATTTCACATGCCCCCACGTGTGAAAGGAGGATGTGTGATGAATATCCCAAACTGTTCGGAGGAGGATTTGGGCAGGGCTCGTAAGTTTTCCTTCTAAGTCAATAGGATAGACATAAATTCGCTGTTTAGATACTCCGTGCATTTGTCTGCCTCGATCAGCTTTGCGCCCTTTTGTGAGCTATATGCTACATTTTCTCAACGAGTAATTCATCAGAGATTATTCTGACTCCCCTCAGTGATATTTTGTTCAAATAGGTCGAAAAAAGACTTTCGGTTTCTGCGATAGTAGTATTCCCATTCGCGGCAGTTTGCCGAACAAAATTTTCGCTGTGGGAGCTTAACCGATTTATAGCATTTTCGATTTTGACAAATGACAGAATCTTCAATTTTCATAGAAAATACCCCCAAACCTCTCCCGTTACCGCGTTCCAGTCCGTCCACGGCAGACTCCCCCTTGCCTCAAATTCTACCCGCTTCGCTTTCGGCAACCAGCCGATAAGCCAGCGACACGGCGCGGGTAGCGTCAGCCTTGCCTTTTGCCGCCCGCGGTCAGCCATCGGTATCTTGAGGGTTTCACAGCCAAACCAGTTGTTCACATACTGCAATCGAATCGTGGATGGTATCTTGCGCTCGATAGCAGTTGGAACCGCTACTGGAATACTCTCAGCAGTTGTCGGGAAATTATTCCAAACATTTTCAGTTCCATCAGCTTCGACAAGTGCCGTCCCCATCTCGGGTTTGAGTGCCGCACTTTGTTTGAAGAAAAAGGGGATACCCCTCTCAACACATTGATCTCGGATGTCTCGTGCCCATTCGTGATCCATTGGGCGGTAGCCGGGACCCGACTCTCCGCCGACGATCACCCAATGAATCCCATCAAGGTTTATCTCCTCAAGCGGCTCAAGGAGTGGTTCAAAAGACAGGAATCGGGTCTTTGCTGGGCACTCTCGGATTTGGTCAATCCGATAAAGGGTTGCCTGATTCTCGATTGAAGTGCCCATCCAAATGTTATCGCTCCATTCCCCGCGGTAAGATGCCGCCCGTCGAGGACGCTTTGTCAGGATTTGGAATGTGTGTTGAGGTAAATCGCGCATGACCTTGAAAACCTTATCGACAAAATCTTTTGGAATCTTTGGGTGGAAGAGATCGGACATAGAATTGACGAAAACACGAGATGGTTTTTTTAGCTTGTAAGGTTCTTTTAATTTATGCGGTTTTATCTGCACATTTTCTGCCGCATTTTTACCTGTCCATGTTTTTTTTGTGTGTCCGAATTTTAAGGAAATCCGTTCAGCGTAGCAGTTAAGACAACCCTCACTTACCTTGCTACAACCTGATGAAGGATTCCATGTAAGGTCGCACCAACTTATTTGTGTCTTATTCATAGAGTCTTATCTAACAGTAAGCAAGAGCTATTATATCCATTATATCAAGTGATAAAATTCTACTGTCTCAAATTATCGTATTTAAGGGATGAGAACATCGATCGCCCGGAGGAGATGAAAATTCTTGCAAATCCTTATCATTCACCCATCCTTTCCAGCCTAAATATTTGCTTGCATAGGATTTTCGCCAGAGCAAGCGATGGTCTTCAGCGTCCGTCTTTCTTCGATATGTCCCAATTAGAATGCTATCTCTAAAAATATCCCACCATATAGTTCCCCAGAATGTACGGTGAGGTCTAACTTCCAAAATCGGCATTTCAACCTCCTGGCCAATTGTCTGTTGTTAATAGCCACAGAATTTTTGCAATTATCCCTCCACAAAGAAACACAGTTTGTAAAATAAAGAACAAGTCACTCATAAAACACCCCTTTAACACCAATTTGATCGCCTTTGAGTTCAAGCGTGACTAACTGTTTTTCTAGTATTGTAAGTAGGTTGTCGAGTGTCATTTTATACGTTCCCTCATATCTGAGAGTCGCTGGCTTACGATTGTCCGTTCGTTGTCTAGGAATTTTTGCTCCTCTTCCCGCACAAAAATCAAAAACCCTACGCAGTCCTCATACGCAGATTTTGCATTCCCGTTTTGCCATTCACGCAAATGCTCTCCCGTACTCACAGCGATACCCAGGGACATAAACTGAGAATACAGTTCTGCCATGTATTTGAGTAAATGTTCCTGAATCCTTCTGTTATCGTCTAATGCTGCGAGTGGGTAGGTTGTTCGTCTATCACTCATTAGAGACTCCTTCCACGCTTCAAAACCACAACAATAACACAGTATGTATTCTGGGCGGATTAAGCCTAGTTCATCTGCACCACATTTGGGGCAATCAGGCATTTTCTCTTTAGGTGTTCCCCATTCATCAGCCTCTGGCCAATCATGTATCTCAGGCAACATACATCAGCCCCCCTCTAACTAAAGCTCATCAAGCTCTCGCTCCCAATCATCGGAAACTGGTTCATTTTTGGCATGCTCTACTAAAGCATGTAAGATCGGATTGTTTGCAAGAATTTTGTCCTCTTCATCCGAATGTTGCCTATCGTCTCTAAAATCTTCATACCGGTCAACAACCTGCTCATGTCCTTCTCTTGCCTCTTTGAGGGTTTCATACCGTTTACAGCAGACTGATTCAAACTCATCAGTAAACACCATTGTCTCAAAGATTAAAGGGTCCCCCTTATCACCGAATCGATGATCTAATCCCAGCCAAAAAGTAGATACCACGCAGCCTTTTAATTGTGTTCGTCTAACTGGTTGTTCTGTCATGATTGCCTACTTTTTGCAGTCGCCATCTTCATGCCTAACTAACCGATGCTTTTCAATTAAAGATAGGATTAGACACTTAATCTCCCTCGCCACACGCACGTCATAGTATGTGTCTATTACTCTGAATATCTCACCAATAGTTATATCCAAATCCTCATTAAAATCCATCATGATAACCTCCCTTTTATATGTTCTCCCGGATTGATTCCAGATTCAATCATCGCTTCATGCAATGCACCATCAGTTGGTTCTTTGATTACCGATCGGCGATGCCAAATTTCTAACTGATAATTTCTTCCACCACGACAAATGGTGTGATTCGTTCTATCCGAGTGGCAAAAATGGTTCACACCTTGAATCAGATATACCATGATCTCCGACATCTTTTTCGCACCGAGCTTTATACCATCTGCCTGAAAGGGACATGACTTGCATTGAGTTTGCATTAGAGTGGTCTCCGGCTCTAAGTTCAAAATAGCCTCCTCGTTAATTATCAGCCCATGCGCATCTTCCCCGCTTTCGCGGGACTAAGAAGCATGAAGATAAGGTTTTCATGAAGATGTCTAAATCTATCTTCATGGCCATCTTCATGCTCTCAAACCCTTTCTATTCCTATCTTTCTTTTATTTCTTTTATTTTTATGAAGATATGAAGATAGAAATAGAAAAAGAGATAACAAGAAGAAAAGAAAGTATATTTATTTTTCTATAAGTGGGAAGTAATTTCCCGAAAACATCTTCATATCTTCATGAAAGCCCACTTAGCCCTTGTATAGCAAGAGTTTGAGAGCATGAAGATGGCCATGAAGATAGATTTAGACATCTT